ATATTATAGCAGAACTAATGTTTCGTTTCAATGATATATCTATAAATTATTATCCTTTTTTCGTGTCCCATTATTTTCAACATTTTCCTCCTGCTTTAACCGCTCCTCTTCCTTTTCCATATCTACATGAGCGGCAAAAAGTTCCTGGTTCTCTTCTGTCCACGGCAGATCAATAATTTTTTTATTCCAATAGCTGCTATCACTCATGCAAGGTTTCCTCCACGATTCTATACATATCCGGGAAATATTTCTTCGTAGCTCTCGGTGTCATAAAATAATGCTCCACAGCAACAGATACTACCTCTCCGAGTGCATCCGTGTTTATGCTGCCATCTGAATTCAGAGCTTCTTTTACGGATTCCACATATAACCTTCCCTGATATTCATTTATAAATCTCGGACTGTTTAATACAAATACTTTCATGGTATTTCCAGTACTATCCATACCTGTTTTTATTATTATATCATCTTTAGTAAGACCTTGTACCAAATTCTTTTTTAAAGCATCCACTTCTTTTTTATTAAACAGCTTTTCTTCCAGGCAATGTCCTACCTCATGGTAAAACTCCCGATCTGTTACGTTACTCGGTAGATAAATCTCATTATGGCCGTACCAGTATCCACCTCCAACACTGCTATTAAGATGGAATGTAACATCCGATAAAGCACTTCGTACTGTTGACGGCATTTTAGCGATCATTGTACTTAAGGTCACCTTTTCTCCAAGCGATACCGCCTTACCGTTATCCCCGATAACACGATACTCTTTATAGCCATTCTCCCCTTCTATGTTCTGCATTCCTTTCCACGCCTTGGTATTCTTTAAGTCAGACGTGCCGCATTCATACCGGAGCTTACTTGTAGCTACCGGCACACCACAAGCCTTACAAAACTCTTTATACTCCGCTGTCTTACTTTTGATCCTGGCATTAATCTCTGTTGTGTCCGCTCCCAGTGTAGTAAGAGCTTCCTTTTCCCTTTTTAATGCCCGGATATTCCGCTCCATAGACCTCATTTTCTGCGTCATAGCATAATAATCATAGGTTTTTCCATTGATGGTTACCGGTGCCGGATCCTTTTCATCATGATTCTTTGGGAAACTGGAAGCTCCTTCAAACCATGCATAATGGTTGTGCCGGCAGTTATACCCATAAAGTCCCTCCGGATCGTCCTCATGTGCACCATCTGCACTGTAACCGGTTGCTCTCCACAGGTCTGTAATACTATCCTGTCCGATACGGTCCGCCTCTTCCCGGTAATCCTGCCCTTCTTTGATGTAATAAACCCTGCCCTGCCACTGCTCATGGTTGGCATGGCCTATCCCCTTATTACGTGCGCCACGGTGCTTCGATACATATACAAGGTTTTCTCCTGTCTGTTCGATGTTTTTATCCTGTATCTTTCCTGCCAGCTGATGGCATCCAGTTCTGATCGCAAGCCTTGATGCCGTATCAAGCTGCATACTATAACCAGATGCATAATCAATGGACCGCAACCCGCTCTGTGCCAGATCATGCACCACATCACGGATCACTTTATCCTGGGAGAATGTTCCGGAGCAGATCTTAATCACAGCCTTATCCAATTCCCTGCGGTATGCGTTCTCTATGCCCTCATACCCGCTCATGGTTTTAAAGCCGGTACTCTGTGTCATATTCTTAAGTTCTCCGGCGGTCTGTGCTGCAAACGCATCCACAAGCTGCTGTAAAAAAGAATGATCCTTTAACTCCTTACCAACACTCTTCCACACGGCAAGGTCACTGATCCATGCCATATTACCGGCACCTGCCACAATATCATCATTGGCTTTGTATGCTTCCCTGGTAATATCATTAATCGTATTCCGGATCTCGCGCTTATATTCCAGCGTATTCTTCGCTACAGCCTTACGATACTCCGGATCCGCATTGAGAATCTTCATAGCTTCTTTCCGGATCCGTGCCGGACTATAGCCGAGATCTGCCATAGACATTGCCTGCAGCTCTGCAGTACGGCTATAAGTAAGCGTCTTTGCAATCCTGCGGGCAATGTCCACAATAACCTCATGCTCTAAATACTGGAACAGGGGCGCAATGGTTTCAGATATGATTTCAAGTTGTTCTTCTGACAGCATTAATCCTCATCCTCTCCACCTGTTTCCTGCTCTTCTTTTTCCACCTTGGCTTCTACCAGTTTCCGTGCTTCCTCTTCTGCCAGGCTGTATGCATCCCTGAGATACCAAACTGTCAGTTCCGGAATATCAAATGCAAGCGCATCGTTTCTCTTTCTCTCCAATTCTGCTTCCCGGTCTGTGATATAGCTATCATCGAAATCTACAAGGATCTCCTGATCCAGGTTGAATGCTTTGCCCTGAAAGGTATTGGCAAACCACATCACTGACCTGCAGATATCCTGGATGTACCGGATTGCTTCCTGTCTCTGACGGTTGAGCTCCTGCATCTGATCCTGACGTTCTCCAACATACTCGGTTGCTGTAGTAATCTGTCCGTTCTCAAAGCTGTACTTCTTGGTGCCATAGCCGAAGGACATCGATAAGAGAGATAATGCCAGCTCAAAGGATTTTGTCACCGGTTCAATGCGGATCTCCGGGTTATACTCCTGGATCAATGCTTTTTCCTGTGGATCTGGAAGTTTTTCACCGATAAGGACAAATAGTTTTTTCTGCTCCGGTGTCATTTTAGGCTGCCCGTTCTCGTCAAATTCACATAGCAGTTCATTTACAAGAATAATCTTCTCCGCTTTATCCAGATCGGAAAAGAGAACGTTGTAGCACAGATCCACAACCTTAAGCGCCGGAATAGCATCCCACAGCTTAGGCAGACCATACCCGGTCATATCATCCAGATTATTTACCTCTGCATTACGCATCACTGCGAATGGCTTTACCTCTCCCAGCTGCACAATCGTTTCCTGATCGGTTAACTCATTACCCTTATCATCAAATACGTGTGTCTCGGCAGTGTATAATCCATTATCCCCCAACGTAAACAGTACAAGCGTGGTCTGCTTCTTTCCCTTGCTCAATCCGGATCCGGAAAAGGCTGCTTCTATTACGATATCGTTTTCCACCGTCAACGGCATAAACGCATCCGCTTCCACATAATTAAGCTTAATGATTCCACCCTTTACAGAGTTGTTATCCATAAAGGTCGCATTATCTAGCCTGATGTAACAGGCTGTTGTACCATCCGCCGAGGTCTTTTCCAACTGCTTACGATACTGGGTGTTAAACTCGCTCTTAGCCAGTACATCATTGACAAAATTCCCCTGTTCTCCATCACCGGCATTAATCTCCAACACCTCACACAGGTTCGCATCATCCGAGCAGCATCGCTTACCAAAATTAAGCCGTGATAACTCATAAGGAATCGCATTGATCGTCTTACGCTTATGAAAGTCCTCAATCACACGGTTGCTGTACCAGTCATCACAGGCCTGTATCACTGTCAGTGCCTTGTCGTTAACCGTGTACCCTTTTTTCTGCAAAAAATTCTTTACACACTGTTCCATGTCATTCTCCTTATCTGTCTAAATCTATCAGTTCCACAAAATCAAGCCATGTATAGCACTCTGCATCCCACCAGTCGTTGCAGTTACCGATGTTCTTATCCTCCGGTCGATCCGGATGATCTTCGTCCCACTTCAAATTGCCTATCGCTTTCCGAAGGTATTCACATCGTCGATTAATCTTAAGTCTGCCAGTATTAAATAGCTTATCTTCCGTCTTTGGGCGGTCCGAGATTTCATTCTTCCGGCATCCCTTGATATTCCGATATGGGAGTCCTGCTTTCTTGGCAGCACTCCTCAAACTGTTTATCATAGTTGTACTGGCGCTATCTGGAAACACCCAATCAACGCGCCCGTACTTCTCTATGCACATACGATAAAACTCCACAAATTTATCGCATATCCTATCCGCATCAATGTCCTTTGATAGTGGGATATGATCCTCTTCTGCCGTCCGCAAGTCGTGGTATCTGTTAAAGTACAGTTTGAGAACGAATGTTGTCATAGAACCATTACCACCGAAGTCAACACCCATCGTTATCTTGAACGGTGTCTTTTTCAGCCTGTACTTTAATTCTCCATCCTCTGTATACTCCTCAAATATATCTGCATCATCATATAAATATGGTTCATTATTATCTGCAAATCTCTGAAAGATAGTTCCCTCTGCAACTGCTCGATCTCCCTTAATATCACGGCGGTACCAGACTGTTCCTTTGTTGTATGTAAGCAGCACAGCTTTTATCTTTTCATCCGACATGCTCATGTTATCTACCAGCGTAAAGTGGCCGTAATTATATCCATAATCCGAATGTAGTTCCTGCTGATCCTCATGGAATTTAAGAATATCCGTATAGTACCAATGCTCTTCTTCCTTAGGATTTAGATCATGAAAAACCTTCCGATCCGTACTGGACAATGTACGGTCAAATACCTCCTTTAGAAACTTTTGGTGACATTCATTTGCCTCCGTCACATACGCCATGCCGTAGGTATTACCCTTTATCAGCTTCTCATCTCCGTCTTTACCTCCACCGGACACAAGGACAACCTTCTCTCCGGTCTTGGTCTGTACATACACACAATCACGGTCCTTATACTTCCCCTCTCGGCATCTTCCCTCAAAGTAATTCAGCAGGCCGTATCCATCGCAGTCTAAAATATTCAGTTTTGCCGTTGCATTTGATACTCCCGCAACCAAATGGATTTTATTCTTGTGGGTTTCCAACAGAGAGCAGAATATAAGTGTCTGTAACACGTTCTTACCACCACGTTTGCCTCCCTCTGCCACATTAAACCAGCTATCCATACACCTGAGGAAGTATTGATACTGTCGTTCACTGAACGGCGCCGGTCTATTCATTTTCTTTCTCCTCAAAATCTTCTATCCTGCGATTGGCTGCCGGATTCTTTAATATGTCTGCTATAGTCTGCATATTCTTAAGGATCTCCTCTCCTGCATTATCCTTGACCTCTGCACGCTTGCGCTCATATTCTGCTTTATATTTACTCTCCGGATGCATCAGGAAGTATTTTGTAAGCCAGTCAATCGCTTTTTGCTTATCTGCCAACTTTACAGACACGCCATCTTTACCACGCTTTACCTCATGGATTAACTGTGTATCTGTATTCCCAGATTCTTTCAAATCAACCGTACTTACCATGAAGTTCTCTCCTGTATCAGGATCCGTAATCTCTTTTTGCCCGAACGATAGATAATTACCGATATCAGCAAAGGCAATCCGCATCTGCAATTCCACAATATCATCTGCACCGGCTACTATCTGCTGACGCTTGATTTCTTTCAAAC